TCAGCTACATCACCAAGGAGCTGGCGCAGTACGGCGACTACACCACCGTGTCCGATATGCTGGACCTGACGGCCATCGACGACGTGGTGCTGGAGATCACCGACCGCCATGGCAGCAACATGGGCCTGACGCTGGACACCGTGACCCGCAACGAGATCCAGCAGGGCAATCAGGTCATCTACGCGCCCCAGAAGAAGGCAGACGGCACCTCCGCCGAGGTGCTGAGCCGCTACGCGCTGGACGGGACGTGCAAGATGACCAGCGAGCTGGTGGCCAAGGCGGCCACCCAGCTGAAGAAGATGAATGCCCCCACGTTCGACGGCAAGTACGTGTGCATCATCCATCCCAGCGTGGCCTTCGACCTGCGGCAGGACGAGGCGTGGATCGCCGCCCACCAGTACGCTGCCGCCACGGAGCTGTTCTCCGGCGAGATCGGCGAGCTCCACGGTGTGCGCTTTGTGGAGACCACCGAGGCCAAGATCTACCGAGGGGAGGATCTGGCGCAGAACGCACGCACCCTGACGGTCAGCGGCGCGGCGGCCAACAGTACCGAGGTGAGCTTTACCGGCGGCACTGTGGCCGCCGACGCACTGGCGGGCCGCTATGTGCTCATCGGCGGCCAGCGCGTGAAGGTGAAGTCCAACACTGCGGCCAAGCTGGTGCTGGAGCAGGCTGTCACTGCCACCGACAAGGCGGTGATCTATCCCGGCGAGGGCGGTAAGGACGGCTGTGCCGTGTATGGCTGCCTCTTCCTGGGCAAGGGCGCCTACGGCGTGGTGGATCTCAGCGAGGGCACGGAGGTCATCGTGAAGCCCCGCGGCTCCTCCGGTACCGCCGACCCGCTGGATCAGCGCTCCAGCGTGGGCTGGAAGGGCGTCCATGCCGCCGCCATCCTGTACGATGAGTACATGGTGCGCGTGGAGTGCGGCTCCAGCTATTCCGGCGAGGACAAGGCCAACTGATCCGGCGGCGGGGCGCACAGGCCCCGCCCTGCGGGAGAGGTGAAGGGGTACCGGCAGGACGGGGTCAACAGCCCCGTCCTGCCGGGAAGAGCGGTGAAAGTTTGAAAGGAGAAAGGCGTTATGAACGAGAAGATGGTGAGCATTTTCCTGCCCCGCGGCAGAAAGAATGAGGAGAACTTCGTGATCGTGTCCGTCAACGGGCGGAGCTGGAAGATCATGAAGGGCGTGCAGGTGCAGGTGCCCGGTTATGTGGCGGAGGTGCTGGAGAACAGCCGCATGATGGCCGAGACGGCCCGCCGCTATGTGGACGAGCGGGCCAACTGAGGTGACGGGCATGGACAGGCTGACGGCGGGGCAGCTGCTGGGCAGAGTGGACGCTCTGCTGCCCAATCAGTACAGCAGGGCGGAGAAAATGCAGTGGCTTGCCCAGGCGGAGGGATTCGTGCTGCGGGAGGTGCGGCAGGCGGAGGGTGCGCTGCCGGAGGTGACGGAGGAATACGTCCTGACGGCGGAGCCCCCCTACGACGAGCTGTACCGCCACTATGTGGAGGCGCAGATCCACTATGCCAACGGGGAGACGTCGCGGTACAACAACGCGGCGGCCCAGTGGAACAACGCCTTTCTGACGTACAAGGACTACTGCTGCCGCAGCGCGGTGCCCCGCCGCGGCACGGCGGCGCTGCACCTGTTTTAAGGGAGGTGAGGGGATGTTTTTTCCCAAGCTGACGGCAGCACCCCAGCAGCGCCGCACGGTGGACCGGTTCCTGGGACTGGACCGGCGGGCGGGCAGCGCCATGGGGAGCTTTCAGAACATGGAGAACCTGTGGGCCGGGGGATACCCGGCACTGGAGACAAGGCCCGCCCGGGGGACCGCCGCGGCGCTGAAAGCGCCCCACGGCCTGGTGTGCCGGGACGCGCCGGTGTGGGTGGACGGCACGGCGCTGTACGTCAACGGCGACAGGACGGGGCTTGTGCTGACGGACGGCGACAAGCAGCTGGTGAGCATGGGCGCGTACCTGCTGATCTGGCCGGATAAGAAGTACATCAACACCCAGGACCTCACGGAGTTCGGCGGGCTGGAGAACCGCACCGTCACCACGGGAGAGGTGACGGTCTCGCTGTGCAGGAGCAGCGGCGAGGAGCTGGGCAGCTACTCCATCGGCGGGGAGGCCCCCGCTTCGCCGGGCACCGGCAGCCTGTGGATGGACACGGCGGACGGGGAGCCGGTGCTGAATCGGTACGACGGCAGCTCGTGGCTGGAGGTGGAGGACGTGTGCACCAAGGCGGCGTCCGCCGGCATCGGACGGGGGTTCCGGGCCGGGGACGGCGTGACCGTGGCGGGCTGTGAGACAGAGGGGCTGGACGGGCTCCACGTTCTGCAGGCGGTGGACGACGACTGGATCGTGGTGCCGGTGATGTGCCGGACGGTGGGCAGCCAGACGGCGGCGGTGACGGTGACGCGCAGCGTACCGGACATGGACTTTGTGGTGGAGCAGGGCAACCGGCTGTGGGGATGCAAGTACGGCATTGTCAACGGGGAGCCGGTGAACGAGATCTACGCCAGCAGGCTGGGGGATTTCCGGAACTGGAACAGCTTTGCGGGGCTGAGCACAGACAGCTATGCGGCATCTCGCGGCTCCGACGGGGCGTTCACCGGCGCGGCGGCGTGTCTGGGCGGCGTCATTTTCTTCAAGGAGGACTGCCTGGAGCGGGTGTATCCCAGCGCGTCAGGCGCCCACCAGATCGTGACGGTGCGGTGCCCCGGCGTGAAAAAAGGGTGCGGCGGCAGCGCGGCGCTGGTGGACGGGACGCTGTTCTATGTGGGCGTCAGCGGGGTGTATGCCTTTGACGGCAGCATGCCGTCCTGCGTGTCGCAGCCGCTGGGCAGCGTGCGGTATGAGAGCGCCGTGGCTGCCGGGTGGAACGGGCAGTACTGGCTGGCGGCCCGGGATGATGCCGGGCAGCGGCATGTGCTGGTGTACGATACGGCTCACGGCCTGTGGCACCGGCAGGATGATGCAGACATCATGGCCTTCGCCGTGTGCGGCGGGACGCTGTACGCCGCAGTGCGCGGCGGCACGCTGCTGGATCTCACCGGCGGCAGCGGCGAGACGGAGGAGACGGTGCGGTGGATGGCGGAGACAGGGGAACTGGGCCTGTCGGCACCGGAGAACATGTACCTGACGCGGCTGGAGCTGCGGGTGCAGCCTGAAACGCGGGCGCGGCTGGAGGCACTGGCCAGCTATGACGGCGGGCGGCGCTGGGAGAAGCTGGGCGAGGTCATCGGAGGCGACGGGCAGACCCGGGGCTATCTGCTGCACCTGCGGCCCCGGCGGTGCCGGCAGCTGCGGCTGCGGCTGAAGGGCACGGGACGGTGCCGGGTGTACAGCCTGTCGGCAGTGTATGAGAAGGGAAGTGACGGCCCGTGACCACGCTTCCCATGCCCGCCTGTCCGGCGGGGAGCCTGCAGCAGCAGGTGATGCAGCAGTACTCCTATCTGTTCCAGATGGCGCAGCAGCTGAACCTGGCGCTGGAGCAGATGGATCAGACGGAACACGGCGCGGTGCGGGCCGGGACGGCCTCCGGCGGTGCGGCCGGCGGCACGAGGCAGGCGGACGGACAGTACCAGAAGCTGCGGAGCATGATCGTCAAGACGGCGGATATGGTGAAGCACTCCACGGAGGAACTGACGGCGCGGCTGAACGAGGAGTATGTGGCGGTGTCGGATTTCGGCAGCTATGTGGCGTCCCTCAGCGCGTATCTGGAGGCGAACCCGGAGGCCGTCACCCAGTATTACAGCTTTTTCTCCGACCTGAAGGCCGATGTGGAGGCGGTGGACGCCGCGTTCCACCATTACAAGGTGGACACGGAGGGATATATCCGCACGGGCATCGTCAGCTACGATGGGGCGGTACCGGTGTACGGCGTGGCGGTGGGGCAGGATCTGGTGTGCCGGGAGGTGGACGGCGAGCAGGTGGTGGAGCAGAACAACTTCCGGGCGGTGTTCACCGCCATGCGGCTGTCATTCTGGCAGGACGCCACGGAGGTGGCCTATGTGTCCAACAACCGGCTGTATATCACCAATATCACGGTGCTGGGCGGCATCGCCATAGGAGACTGGAGCGTGGAGGCGGCGGAGAGCGGTCTTGCGTTCCGGTGGATCGGAGGGTAAGGAATGAGCATCACACTGGATACGGTGAACTGGGGCAGCGCGCCCAGCATCGGCGTTACGTTCTCCTATGACAGCCAGCGGTCCGGGCAGGACATGCGCTACCGCATCTGCGCATCGCTGGCACCGGTGACGGGAGGCTCCTATTTCGGATATCCCATCTATATCTCGCTGTATCTGGACGGGGACTGCGCCGTCAGCGGCGACACGGTGAAGGCGGCGTCGCCCGACCGGTGGAGCAGCGGCATCGAGTACGACAGCGGATGGATCACGGTGTCCGGCAAGAGCAGCGGTACCACGGACCTGACGGTGCGGCTGTACAGCGGCTCCGGCTCCAGCCGCGACCAGCGGTACAGCTATGCGCTGGACGTGGAGCCGGGCAGCTCGGCGGAGGATTTCAGGCTGGCAGCGGGCGACGCCACCATCGGGCAGACGGGGACGCTGACGGTGACGAAGCCGGGCAGCGGCTACACGTTCCGGTTCTCCTACACCTTCGGCAGCGCCTCCGGCACATTGGGCAGCACGTCTCTGAAGCTGGCCAGCAGCACGTCGGGCAAGGCGGTGTACCAGTGGACGGTACCCGCCGCGCTGGCGAACCAGATCCCCAACGCGCTGTGGGGCGTGGGCACCATGACCATGGACATCTATGACGGCGGAAACTATGTGGGCAGCGTGCAGGCGTCGTTCACCGCCTATGTGCCGGATTCCATGCGGCCCACGGCCACCCTGCAGGTGACGGTGGTCAATGACAATGCGGCGGTAAAGGGATGGGGGCTGTGTGTCCAGGGCCTGAGCCGTCTGCAGTACACCGTGAAGGCCGCCGGCACCGGCGGCGCATCGGTGAAGGCGTGCCGGTTCAGCTTTGCGGGCCAGACGGTGACAGGTACCTCCGGCACCACGGCGCTCATCGGCAGCGCAGGCAGCCTGAAACCGTCGGTGACGGTGACGGACAGCCGCGGACGGTCGGCCACGGTGACAGGCAGTGCCGTGCAGGTGTGCGCCTATCACCAGCCGGTGATCTCGGCCAGCGCCGTGACGCGGTGTGACGCGGACGGCAATGCCGCGGACAGCGGCGCGTATCTGAAGGTGCGGTGCGCGGCGTCCTGTGCCGCCGTGGAGAACCGGAACGCCGTGCAGGTGCGGGCGCGCTACCGCACCATGGGCGGCAGCTGGAGCGGCTATACGACCCTGACCAGCGGTGTGGAGAAGCTGCTGGGGGGCGGTCTGGCGGCTGCGGCATCCTATGAGGTGGAGCTGTCCGCCGTGGACACGGTGGGCAGCGTGCGCACGGTGCGGTACACGGCGGCCACGTCCCAGGTGACGCTGCACCTGCGCAGCGGCGGCAAGGGCGCGGCCTTCGGCAAGTACAGCCAGCGGGAGGCGCTGGAGTGCGCGTGGCCGGCGGTGTTCTACGGCAATGCGGAGGTCAGCGGTGAACTGACGCTGGGCGGAAAGACGCTGGCGGACGTGCTGTGGCCGGTGGGTGCTGTACGGCTGACGGCGGAGGCGGTGCCGCCGCTGCCGGCACCGGAGGGCGCGGCATGGGAGAGCGTGGACACCGGCATCGAGGGGCTGTACGCATGGCGCAGGATCACATGAGGAGAAAGGACGGAACGAATGGCATCGACGTATAAGATGGTGGCATACGGCTCGCAGGGCGACGCGGTGCGCCAGCTGCAGAGCGAGCTGAACAGGCACGGCTATCAGCTGGATGAGGACGGCATTTTCGGGAAGAAAACAAGAGCCGCCGTGCGGGATTATCAGAAAAAGAATAGCCTGCGGCTGGACGGCATTGCCGGGGATGAGACGTGGGGGAGCCTGATGGCGGCTCCCGCCGCGGCGGCGGAGACGGAGGAGACGGCGGCAGTGCCCGCGGCCAGACCGTCGGCAAAGACGGCGCAGGCGCTGGCCAGGCTGGAGCAGGGCTATACGCCCTCGGAGGATGTGACGGCGGCGCAGGCCTACCGCGACAGCGTGGCGGCACTGCGGCCCGACGCATACGCCTCCGCCTACGAGCAGCAGCTGGCGGCGCTGTACCAGGAGCTTGCGGGGCGGCAGCCGTTTTCCTATGACCCGGAGACGGACAGCGCCTTTGCCCGGTACGCCCGGATGTACCAGCAGAAGGGACGCGCCGCCATGGAGGACACCATGGGGCAGGCGGCGGCGCTCACCGGCGGGTACGGCTCCAGCTACGCGGAGAACGCGGGACAGCAGGCCTACGGGCAGTACATGCAGGAGCTGATGGCACTGCTGCCCCAGTTTCAGGAGCGGGCACAGGCGGCCTACGACAAGGAGGGACAGGCACTGCGGGAGCGGTATGACCTGCTGGATAAGCAGGAGAAGGCGGACTACGACCGCTGGCAGGACGGCATGTCCGAATGGGAAAAGCAGCTGTCGCTGGCGCAGGAGCAGTACGACAGCGCCAGCCAGCAGGACCGGGAGCTGTACGAGACGCTGCTGGATCACTACCGCAGCATGGCCCAGCAGGAGCAGAAGCTGTCGGCCTCCGGTGCGGAGGTGGACAGCGGCGAGACGGCAGCCTCCGGCGGCGAGTCCCTCAGCTCCACGGCGGCGGACAGTCTGTACCGGGCCATGGGGAACTATCTCAAAAAGGGCAGGACCAGAGAGGCGGCGGCACTGCTGGAGCAGTACAGGAGCCGCATGACGCCGGCGCAGAAAAAGAGCTTTTCCGGACTGTTCGGCAGCTATGGGCAGACGGCGGTACTGTGACCGGCGGGGAAAAACTGTTGCATTCGCGGGCGGGGTATGGTAACATATCCTCGGCGCAAAGGTGCGGGACGGCGAGCGCGCTGTCCCGCATTTTTTTGATAGACGCCCCTGAAAGGAGAACAAA